ACCATTGATTCTCTCAAGAAAAACATTGACACCTGAGAGCAACACTGTTATAATATCCAAGTCATCCGACAAATCCAAACTAATCCGAGGTAATCCGAATGTCATTTTCAGATCTTAAGAAACAATCCAAACTGGGCTCCCTGACCGCCAAATTGGTCAAGGAAGTAGAGAAAATGAGTAATACTAGTTCTTCAGGCGATGAGCGTCTGTGGAAACTGGAAGTAGATAAAGGTGGTAATGGTTATGCCGTTATTCGTTTTCTTCCTGCTCCCGATGGTGAAGATCTACCCTTTGTTAAACTGTACTCCCATGCCTTCCAGGGTTCTGGTGGTTGGTACATTGAGAACTCCCTGACCACTCTTGGTCAAAAGGACCCTGTGTCTGAATACAACACGATGCTGTGGAACAACGGCACCGATGCTGGTAAAGAGACCGCACGTAAGCAGAAGCGTAAGCTGACTTATATCTCCAACATCTATGTTGTGAAGGACCCTACCAACCCCGAGAATGAGGGTAAGGTATTCTTGTATAAGTTCGGTAAGAAAATCTTTGATAAGATTACTGCCGCCATGCAACCCGAGTTCGAGGACGAGGAAGCAATCGATCCGTTCGACTTCTGGCAAGGTGCTAACTTCAAATTGAAGGCAAAGAACGTTGCTGGTTATCGTAACTACGACTCTTCTGAGTTCGCACGTCAAGATGCACTTCTAGAAGATGATGATGCTATGGAAGCAATCTGGAAGAAAGAATATTCTCTCCAAGACTTTGTTGCTGCCGATCAGTTCAAGACTTATGATGACTTGAAGAAGCGTCTAGATTATGTTCTTGGTAATAAGAGCCCTAAGTTCCAGGATCAAGAAACTCTTGAAGAAGAGTCATCTTTTGAGGCAGAAAGTCGTGCTCCTTCTGTCCCACAATCAGTTAAGGAAGAACTTGAAAGTCTTTCTTCTACTAAGACAACTGATGATGACGATGATGCAATGTCATACTTTGCACGACTTGCAGAGGAGTGATTAAGGTGAAGTAACTCTAGTATTCTCAGTACGTGCAAGTTTTTTTGATACGTACTGAGATGATGTAGAGTAAGTCATTTCTTGCCTCATATCATTCAAGAATTGTTGAAGATATCTTGATCTTAAAATATAGATTGATTTTTTTAATTCATTCTTTTTAACTTCATATTCATAATTACTGATCCCAATTCTTGATTGAGATTTGGGATTTGTTTTATATGTGTTAGTATAACTATCAAAATAGTTTACAGCAAAATTTTCATTTACTGCTTTGCCCGCAGGCATTATAATTTTATTTTGAGAATCTTTTATTTCTAAACTTTCATAGTGATGAACTTCATTTAATTGAGTATTGTATAAATTGCTAGCATATTCATATAGGTCTCTATTAGAAAGAGGCCATTCATCTCTTATATTTACAATTCCTGCACATATCAATACAACCCAATCCAATTCTGCATTTCCATATAATTCTTCTGCAACATTATCCGGTCTTTTTCCATCTTCAATTTCATACTTATCAAAAATTGTAAATACATTTTGCAAATCTTCACGTAATTTACATCTACGAAATAAATTTTTAACTATCAGATAGTTTTGAGATGAATTGCTATTTGATAAGAATGATTGGTATTGTAAATCTGGTAGTTCTCTGAAATAACCCATTTTAGTAACCTACTCCTATTCCTGCTGAGCGATCGTCATAATCAGAATTATAAATTGGATCAAGTTCTCTAAATGTTAGATCTAATACACTAGATACTGGTGTTCCATCACCATATGTTGAGTATGTTCCTTCTCCAGTATAATTTACTGAAAGATTAGTTAAAAAACACTGTTTAAATTTATTTAAGAAGGAATGATCTTTAGAACCTTGTTTGTATCTAAGTTCAAATATATTAGGAGTTTCCATGAATAAACCACCACTTTGAACTTTAGGTGCCATAGTTTTTTTAAAAGTTCTTATAATATTTTTTACTTCTTTTGATTCATCCTTATTGCGAGGAGATAATTTGAAAGAAAATCTAAATTCTCTCAATGTTGGTCCATTAAAAAGTAATTCCATATTTGGATTTAATATTGTTCCTTGCTGTCTTGCAGATAATTGATTGAATGATAAATTAGCTCCAAAAAGACCAGCAGCTTTGGATGCTAATACATTTGTGAGTATATCTTGAGCGTTTTGTGCGTTAATTCCACTTTGTAAACCAGCACTTCTTATTGTGTCAAGAATATTATTAATAGTATTTTTGTTTAGTTCTGTATTAATAAAATTAGCACCTAAACTAACTAATGCTCCTTGAATGTTATTTAAATTATTTGCATTATAATCTGCGGCATTTCCATCCTGTATATTTGATGGCATTGGTAATAATATAGTACTCTTTATATTTTTATTACGATTTCTTCTAAATCCTTCATTAGGATCTCTAGTTGTTCTACCCTTTCCTTTTTTTCTATCTATAGGTTCACCTGTTTCATCTCTAATTAAGATATCTCTATCTTCACTAGACCCAACAGGAGTATAATCTGTAATACCAATTTGCAAATAATCTGTTTTTGCAGTAAATGCTTTTAGTGGATATCGATATACGCTAGTCATTTATCGTTTTCTAACTATTTAGAAGGAATTTTGCATATGGTATTCTTCTCATATCTGCAAGTTCTTCTCTTTGAACTTCGTATAATTGTCCTATGACTTCATTCCAAGTATATCTTCTTGGTTTTGACCAATGAAAATTATATCCATCAAAACCAAATTGATATACATTATTTGCTAGTATCAATGGATGTTGATCATATACTAGTCCAGGAGTTTTTGCATTATAAACAAAAGTATATAATTTCCCTGGATATGGAATAAACCCACTTGCATCAAGAGTTTCCATTATTTTCATCATTAAGTCTTCAGGATCTTCTGTTCCTATTAAATCATTTACAATATTTCTAACTCTATTACTAGAATCACTTGTGGGTCTTCTTTGTAATTCTCTTTCTTTTCTTTGTTTTAGAGTCTTTCTGGGCATTACTTAATTCCCAATTCATTTTCAGTTAAGATTTTAAATTCCCACTGACGATCTTCGCAAAAGTTTTTGGCAGCTTTCCATTTTGCCTGATTTCTTACATATTCTTTAACTTCATAGATATATCCTTTTGTTTTTTTCTGTTGAACTTTTGGTTCTAATGTTTGCTTAAAAGGTTTAACTTCAATCAACATTTTTTTAATTTTGCCATTATTTTCTCTTACTTTGACATAAAAGTCTGGAAAGTAGCGATGAATTTTATTGTCAAGAGGAGATCTATAAGGAAGAGCAATTTCTTCACTACCCCATTCTAGAATATTTTCATTTTTATCACAATAAATCATAAATTTTCTTTCCCATAGAGATCTATAGATAATATTTGATGAATTACCCTTATACTTTTTAGGGAAGGATGGTTGATATTTTCCTTTATATGCCATCTAAATACTTAATAATGTAAAGACTCGTATAAGGTATTTAGAGTGGCAAATTCTCTGGTAAAACAAATTGCAATGAAGGATGCTAGAGATTTGATGGGAAATCTAGCACAAACAAATCATTATCTCGTACACTTTTCATCTTTAAATAGAAATTTAAGAAACCATCTTAAATCTAAGTTTAATTTAAAAAATATAAATTCATATATTTCTAGAAAAGCAGGATTACTTTGTTCAAATGCAAGTCTCCCTACGAGCGCATTTGCTACTGCCGAGGTAAAAGATAATTTTATGGGCATTCCTCAAGAGTTTGCTCATACTCGTTTATATACTGATTTAGATTTTACTTTTTATGTTGATAGTGATTATACAAACTTGACCATCTTTGAAGGTTGGATGGATTATATTGCTAGTGGTTCTGAGTATTATGATAGTGTAGATGAATTGACTGATAATTATTATAGAAGGATGATGTATCCTGATGAATATAAAGTTCAGACAATGAATATTATCAAATTTGAAAAAAATTATGGAAAAAGAATTGAATATCAATTCATTAATGCATTTCCAAAATTGCTTGCAGCAATTCCTGTTTCTTATGGAAGATCAAATATTCTTCAAGTAACAATTACATTTAATTATGATAGGTATATTGTAAATCCAAAAGGTACTTACATTCCTGGAAAAACAAGATCTTCATCTGGAATATATGATAAAAAATCAAGACCTAGAATAGTTAGATCAAATGAAACAGCTTCTGGTGATACTCAAATTGTTCCTAATGGAAGAATATCTGTAATGCCATCACCACCAGCATTTTTCCCACCACCACCAATAAATCTTCCACCAATAACAGAACCTACAACACGGATGTCTGATACTCTATATGGCATTCCCGGACAAGATGGCGCTCTATAATAAATAATCAAAACTGAATTGCTATAGGATATTATGCCTTTACCAAAAATTTCTACACCCACTTATGAGTTGGAATTACCATCTAATGGAAAAAAGATTAAGTATCGTCCTTTTCTTGTAAAGGAAGAAAAAATTCTGATTATGGCATTAGAATCTGAAGATTCGAAGCAAATCACAAATGCTATTATTCAAATATTAAATGAATGTATTTTGAGTAGAGGTGTTAAAGTTTCAAATCTTGCTACATTTGATATTGAGTATTTGTTTTTAAATATTAGGTCTAGATCTGTAGGAGAAACTATCGAAGTTAATGTTATATGTCCTGATGATAATGAAACTAAGGTTGAAGTGGAAATTGATATTGATAGTATTAAGATTAAGAAAGATTCAACTCATAAAAATATAATTAAATTAGATGATACTTTATCAATGAAATTAAAGTACCCATCAATCACAGAATTTATTAATGATAATTTTGAAGTAAGTGATGATGATAATAGTGTTCAAAAATCTTTAGACATGATCATTTCAAGTATTGATATGATTTACAATAATGAAGAAAGTTGGAGTTCGAAAGATTGTACTAAAAAAGAATTGAGAGAATTTATTGATCAATTAAATACTAAGCAATTTAAGCAGATTGAAAATTTCTTTACAACTATGCCTAAACTTTCTCATGTCATTCCTGTTAAAAATCCAAATACAGGAGTTGAATCTGAAGTAGTTGTTGAGGGTCTGGCAGGTTTTTTCACTTGAGTATGGCTCATACTAATCTTGAGTCATACTATAAGATTAACTTTTCTTTGGTTCAACATCATAAATATTCATTGACGGAACTGGAAAATATGATCCCTTGGGAAAGGGAAATATATATCGCATTATTGCAACAATATATTGAGCAAGAAAATTTAAAGGCGCAACAGCAAAGTGGCATCTAATGGAATAAAAATCGGAGCAAGATCATCAATTTTTGGTGGTCCCCGTGGAATAAAATCAGCAATTGCTAAAGGTAGTGTTGTTTCTTCTTTAGTAGAGACTAATAGGATTTTAGTCGAAATTCAGAAGCAACTTGCATTGGATTTTGCTACAAGAGTTGCTCAACAAGAATTTAATAATAGGCAGGAAAAAGATAATTTATCTAGAGAAAGATTTGGGAAAGAAGAGAGAGAATCCGAAAAGAAGCGTAAGAAAATAGCAAGAGTAATTAAGGAGAAAGGTAGAGCAATTGTTGAACCAATTAAAGATGTTTTTGATAGAATAAAAAAATTCCTTTTAACTCTTGGTGCAGGTTTTCTTGCCAATAATATTTTTAAATGGTTGGGTGATCCAGAGAATAGGAAAAAAGTAACTGGTTGGTTTAATTTTGTAACTGAAAATTGGAAATGGATTTTGGCTGCTGTGGCATTATTCAATTCAACTAGAATTGGTTTTACTATTTTGGGAGCAGTTACTAATATTTTAAAAGCAATTGGACTTATAAAAACTGTATTGGGAATACTTTTTAGTCCACTTGTTCTTAAAGTTCTTGGTGTTGTTGCATTAGCTGCTGGTGCTTTTTTAACTGCTAAAAAGATATATGAACTCTTACAGGGAGATCCTTTGGCGAGAGCAGCAGAAAAAAGAGCAAAAGAAAAATTATTTAGAGAAGGAGTAAAAGTAACTGATCTTGGGCAAGCAATGGTTTTTGTGGATAAAGATGGAAATCCTATAAAGTTGCCTGAAAGTGCATTGGAAAATTTCAATAGAGGTGAACTTTTTTCAAGTTGGGCTAATACAATGTTTGGTGATGGTCATGGTAATAGAGAAGTGCTCTTAGAGGATTCTGGAACTGAGGAACAAAAAAAATCATATAAAAGGTATCAGGAACTTATAAACAGAATTAAAGAATTGGAGAGACAAAAAGATGAGGAAATGAAAGCAGCAGGAGATAATACCCAATTAAAAAATAGAATTGAGGCAATATATGCAGAAAAATTTATCGATTTAATTCCATCAGAATCTGGTAAACCTACATTATATCTTCCTTACAATTTCAGTGATTTTCCAGATTATTCTCAGAGAATGGATAATTTTAATTATAAAAATATGTTCAACCAGAATGGGAATAAGGTAGAACAAGTTTCTTCATTGATGGACTTTGCTGAAGGGGCAGATTCAATCCAAATTGTAAATTTAGCTCCACAAGAAACAACGACTGAAAGAAATTCTGTTGCAAATGTTAGTGAAATGAAATCTGTAAATATAAGTTCATCAGATAGATCTAATCCATATATAATAATTGCTCCGGAAATTTTAGGTATTTCCATGGTATCATAATTTTTAAATATGTTAAAAGAGCAATCAAAAAAACTTAAGATCACTGCTATAAGATTAAACAAATTTCTTTCTAGGAAAGGAAAGGCGATTAGAAATCTTAAAAAAAGAAGAATATTGATAGCAAGGAAACGTGCTAATCAAAAAAGATTTAAATATCGAGAAAGTAGTGTAGAATTATTATCACCTGTAAGAAGTAGTGTTGGAATGATAGCAAAAGTCATATCCAAAGTTTCTCCAATTGATATATTCAATAGTTTAATACAAGCTTCTGGTCTTATATTGACTGGAATTATTATTAATAATCTTCCTGAAATAACAAAAAAATTCAATGAAGTTCTTCAAAATATTATAATGATTTTAGAACCTTTGAGAAATACTTTTGAAGGTTTGAGAAAACATATAAATGAAAGATATCCTCGTGATAAATTTAAAAGAGATAAAGAAAACTTCATAGCAGATATTCGTAAAATAAAAGAAGAATTGAAACCACTTGAAGAATTTGGTAAAACAGTTCAAGATTATATTGGTAAGTTTAAAGATAAAATACTTGTAATGTTTCCTGAGTTGAAAAAATTTATTGCAGAGCAATATGATAATTTTGTTTTGAATCAGGCATTAGATCGCTTAAAGGGTGGTGATAAAGACAAACTAGGAACTGAAACTTTTAATGAAGCAATTCGAGAATATTCTCCCAAAAATTATTATATGGATAATAATTTGATAGGTGCTGATATTCTTAAAAATATGAAAAATCCATTAAATATGGATTTTAAGAAAGCATTTACAGATCCAGATATTGAAATAAAATTCAAGTCTCCAAGTTTTATTCAAAGAAATATTCCATTTTATGATGAAATTGTAAAATCATCTCGAAATATTAAAAATATTTTATTAAATTATTTACCAGGTGGAGAAAATCAAAACTTGGAAGTTAATATAGAATCTCTTTATAAAAATTCAGAAGAAACAAATATTCTTGAAAAAATTCAAAGTTCTATACCGGTTAATAAAGAATATCAATTAACATTAAATAATAAGGGAAGAAAACATGTTATTCTCGCATATCAACAGGTAAATAATAATATTATAGAATATGTTCCTATTGAAAGTAATAATATTGAAGTTTCTTCATTTAGTACCCCTAAAATTTCTAACATATGGAGGTCATGATATAAATGGCGAATGCAATTTCTCCTTCAACATATGAACTACTTACCATCAATAAAGATGGTGTGGACGTTCGTATAGATGGAAAGACAACTACATTTGACTATTATGAAAGTTTATTATCTCCAATGATTACAGCATCAATTTCATATGTTGATACCGGAAATTCGGTTTCTGGTAATTATAAAACAGATACTCAAGAAAGACTAGGAACGATATATAACTCTCTTCCAATTACTAGTGGTGAAGAAGTTAACTTTATTATTAATTCAAATCTTGGAAAACTTGATTTTTCTGACAAATCTTTAGTTGTTAATAAAGCATCTAATTTAGGTGGAGATAGTAATAAAGAAGTTGTTGTATTATCTTTAGTTTCTAAAGATATGGAAACTAACTTAAATACTCCGATAAATGAAAAATATAAAAATATAATTAGTCTATCAGTAAATAAAATATTAAAAGATAAATTTAACGTCAATAAAAGTGATGTTGATATAGAACCGACAAAACATACTTATTCATTTATAGGTGCTGGAAGAAGTCCTTATGAAATTATATTAGAACTTGCAAAAAAATCTACTTCAAATAATGGTAGTCCTGGTTATTTTTTCTATCAAACACAGGATGGTTATAAATTTAAATCAATAGATAGTCTTGTTAAAGAAGATCCAAAGGAAACATATTTTACTTCTGGTGCAATGAGGTCTTCTATAACATCAGATATTGATAATAATTTTAAAATTATAAATTATAGTGTTTCTAAAAATCAAAATCTAATAGATGCGATGAAAAGTGGTGTTTATAGTTCGAGAAATATATTTTTCAATCCTAGAGATTTAAGTTATAGTGAAGTAATATTTAATTTAAATAAAGAAAAACCGGATTTTAGTTTAGCTTCTGATATTCCCATTCCTTCAGGTTCTAATAATTATATAAGAACAAATCAGCAAATATTGGATGTTGGTTTTTATGAAGAAGGAGCAAATGTAAAAGATATTTCAAAAGATCCTTCATTTAATGTTGCTAAGGCAACAATGAGATATAATCTTTTGTTTAGTCAAATGATTGAAATGACCATACCATGCAATCCAAATTTAAGAGCAGGTGATAATATTGAATGTATGTTTGAAAAAATAACTTTAGGTTCAAAAAGTATTGGTGCTTATGATGAGACTCAAAGTGGAAAATACTTAATTGTAAATTTATGTCATCATTTTGATACTGATAGTTCTTATACTTCAATGACCCTTGTTCGTGATTCTTACGGAATATATACTAATAAAAAATAAACTATAATGTTTAATAATTTAAGCAAAGATCCTACAATACCATTTATAGCAACTGTTGTTGATTTTAGTGAACAGCAAGAACAGGTACGTGGTTTGGGATGGGGATGGAAATATAAGTTGGCAATCCAGGCAGATTATTCTAACAATAATGTAGATATTCCATTAAAAGAAATGAATTATGGTATAGTTTTATTGCCAACTACTGCTGCAAGTGGAGGAGGAGGTCGCCGTAATGCTGTTATGTTATCTCAAGGTGACAAAGTTTTTGGATTTAAATTTGGTGGTTCAAATGGAGTGCCAATTATTTTAGGTTCTTTTCCAAGAACATCAGAAACTAAGTATGGACCAAATCCGCATGATTGTAAAGTGGGATATACTGGAGACTTAAAAAGAACAGAATTACTTATTGAAGAAACAAACGAGCAAGGTAAAGGAGATACTCTTCAATGCACACAAGGTGGACATAATAAGACAAATAGAACATTTCGACAATAAATAAAATTAAATCATAATAATTATAAATGTCTAGACGGGATAGTTTATCAACATCGCAAGTTGTTATATTAGCAGATCCTTGTAAGGATAATTTTTTTGCTAGAACTGAAGCAATACTTGATAATTTTTTCAGCAAGATTAGTAATGCTGCAAATATAATACTAGATCTCCCAAATGAAATAAAATTAATATCTAATATTTTAACAGGAAGTGCCGTAAAGTTTGTAGGTTCTTTAGTTGGATCTTTGTCTGATAAATTAGTTGAATTTTCTCAGACAGGTTTAAAAAGAATTGCTGATGAAGTTGCTACTAGATTATTAGGAAAACCTGCGACTGAGATTATTAATAAGACAATTTCTGAGCAAGAAGCAGCGTCTGGTGTTATAAAATCACTTTTCAATGGGTTAAAGTGTGTTGCTACAAAAGCAATGAATGCATTGGGAAATGTATTTAATGATTTACTTACATCTGCGATAAAAAATGTATTGAATGTTCCTGTATGTGCAGTTAAAGAAATTATTGGAGCATTTAATAATAAAGTAGTTGATACAGTAGATTCTCTTGTTTCTCCACTATTAGAACCGTTAGAAAAAGTTTTTGGTTTTGTTTTTAAAATTAAACATTTTCTTTCAAGTTCAATTAATGTAATGAGAAAAATGCAAAATCTTTTTACTTGCCCTACTGATAACATTTGTCCAGCATCAGTAAAATATGTAATTGATAAAGGTCTTGATTCTGAACGTGGAGAAGGTGAGCAGCAAGGTTTATTGAATCAAGCAATGCAGCAAGGTGCTGCTTCTAGAGGAGTTTCTAATTTAGTTGGAGATTTTGAAAGACAATATGGTCAGTGGAATATTTTTGGATCTCCTTTAAGTGAAGCAAGTCCTTTAGGTCCTTGCTATACTGGTAATATTTTTGAATGTGGAGTACCTAAAGTTACGTTCTTTGGTGGAGGTGGTTCTGGAGCAGCAGGTAAAGCTATTTTAGGTAATTTTGTTAATAATTTTGATACTGAGGGTGTTTCTGAATCTATTACTAAAACGGCAAGCATTATTGGTGTGCAAATAGATGATCCAGGAAGTGGATATTCCAATCCTCCATTCATATCATTTAATGATAATTGTGATAAAGGATATGGTGCATATGGACGTGCAATAATTAAGGATGGAAAAGTTTCATCTGTTATAATGATAAGTAATGGTGAAAATTATCCGACAGAGATTGAACAACAGGATGATATTTTCTATATTGATGATGTAATTATAGAAAATCCTGGTACTGATTATAGTGAAGATGATAATGTAGAAGGTCTTGATCTAACTATTACTGATGGAAGAATTACTTCTATAAGTATTCAAAACGTAGCATTCAATGGATATCCTGACCTAAATATCAATAGTACAACTGGATATGGGGCAGTTTTAAGACCTATTATGAGAATAGTTCCTCCACAACAGAAGGAAATAGTCCAGGTTATTGATTGTGTGAGGTAATATGGCAAACGAAGCTAGAAGTATAAATGCAAATAGTCCAAATCATTTAGTAGAAACTGGCAATTCATCACAGACATTTGCCGGAAAAGCGGCATTTTCTCATCAAGTAATTAATGAAAGTGGATTACGTTTTCTCATGGCACATCATGAGAATGGAATTACTAGATTTAATGTTGAAGGAACATTGCAAGTAGTAGCTGGTGATAAGAATACTGAAAATTCTGAAGATGTTATCGTTATATCACAAAATGGTAATATAGACGTTGTTTCGGTAAAGGGACATACTAATGTCCATGCTACAAATATTTGTATTCAGGCATCTAAAAAAATTGTCATTGATGCTCCTGAAATACAAATTGGATCTTCTACTTTAAATGGAACTAAAGAAATAGTTTTAGTTGCTCAAGATGTTTCTATAAAAATAGGTGATAATGAACCTAAAAGTTTAGGTGATGCTTTAAAAGTTAGTAATATATTTAAAGCATTTAGTGGTTCTATGGTTGATATTGATAAAGTGTTAGGTATTAATACTAAATTAGGATAAACATATGTCAAATATACCAGATAGTGTTGAATTTAGTCGCTCAGGTAATTCTGTATTTGAAAATGTTTATGTCTATGAGACTCTTTATGTTTCAAAGATTGTCTTTGATGGTGATGTAGATCTCGATAAATTAAATATAAATAAACGACTTAACGTTGGTGTAGATGGTATTAATTTAAATGTTGATACTACTACAGGCAGTGTAGGTATTAATACCACAGATCCAAAAGGAGCACTGCAGGTATCTGGAAGAATAGGTATTAATAGTGATTATGTTGATCCTACTGGAATAAGACAACTTGAAATTGGTGATAGTTTAAAGATTGGAAGATTTATATATGATTCTAATAATAATCCTGGACAACCAACATCCGTCCTTTCAATGGATTCCGGCGGTGTTACATGGATTGAATTATCTTCTCAGGTAAGAGAAGGTATATTGCTTTTTGATGAAGGAGAGACTGTTGGTGAGGGAGTTTCTTTTACGACACTTAACTTTGTACAGAAAAATAGTGGTGGTTTAGGAACTGATACTCTTGGACCAACATCATCAGGAACAGTTGGACTTGCTACAATATTTACAAATGATTTCTGGGGATTTAATGAGGCAGAGGTTGATGGGACTAAAACTGATATATCAATTTATAGAAAATCAAAAGTTGGTATTCAAAATGAAACACCATCATCAACTTTAGATGTAACAGGAACTGTTCGTGTTAGTGCTGCGGTAACTTTTTCTGATGCTCTACATGTATTAGGAATTACTTCTACTCAAAATTCTATCGTAGTAGGAATATCCACAACAAAGGATTTTGCAGTAACCGGACTTGCCACAGTAAATAATTTAACAGTTACTGGAATTACTACTTTAGGAGTTACTTCTGCAACACAAGTAAATGTAGGTGTACTTACAGTAAGAGATAAAATAGATGTTCTTGGTATTACATCTACTCATGATTTTGAAGTCGTTGGTGCTTCGACAGTAAGTACTTTAAAAGTAAAGTCTACTTTAGAATTAGATGATAAATTAAAAGATGTTAATGATAACTTTGGCAATACTGTTTCAACAACTTTATATAAACCAACAGCAGCTTCATACAATCCAGCAAATGGAAATCTTACATTAACGATTGCTGATCATGGATTTGCTAATAATGATTTAATTAGAATTGCTGATAATTCTTTGACATTTACTTGTGATAAAGATAGTCATGGTAGTAACCACACATATCCAAGATTAAGTGATCCTGCAAGTGGTAAGTGGTTATCTGTTAGTAGTGTGTCCACAGATACATTTGTGGTTAATATTGGAAAATCTGGTCCAAATGATCAATATGCTCATACCTTTATCTCTGCTCTTAATGATTGTATTATACATTCAGTGGGTCAATATCTTAAAGATGATTATCGTTTGGCATCAGTAGGAACAGGTGTTACATGGAGACCTTCTGGTGTAGAGACTAAAAAGACTATTTGGGTCTCTACAAGCGGTAATGATAATAATAGCGGATTGCTTGAAGGTGATGCTAAAGTAACCATAGGAGCAGCGGCAGCAATTGCTCAAGAGAATGATACTATTATTGTAAGACCGGGTGTTTATGATGAAAATAATCCCATTGGTCTTCGTACAGATGTCTCAATTACAGGTCAAGATATAAGACTTGTAACAATAAGACCAAAAAATTTACAAAGAGATATCTTTCATGTAAGAAGAGGATGTTTGGTTGAGAATTTAAATTTCTCTTGTAATAATGTTTCTACTGCCAATACTGCTGGTGCAGCTGTGGCATTCCCACCAACACAAACAGATATTGATGCTGGAACTGCATATCAAGCAGTAAGTGGATTTACTGATGTTGGTCCAGCAACAGAGGGTTCTACGGGTCGTTGGAGAAGTCCCTATATTCGTAATTGTACCAACTTTATGACAGAAAGTATTGGTATGAGAATTGATGGCAATCATGCAACGGTAAATGATATTGCTAATAATGCTGGTAATAATCTCAAATCTATGGTTTGTGATTCATTTACACAGTATAATGAAAATGGTATCGGAGTATCAATAACTAATGAAGGATATGCTCAGTTAGTTTCTATATTTACAATTAATTGTGATATTGGAATTTATGCTGATACTGGAGGGCAGTGTGATTTAACTAATTCAAACTCGTCTTTTGGTAATTTTGGATTAGTTGCAGTTGGATTAGGAAAAACTCAATTTACTGGGTTAACAACAGACACTGACGCAGAATCTGATACTTTAGTAGCATATGGAGTAACAGATTCTAGTAATAATGCCAGAAGACCTTATGATGGACAGGCATTATATTTTAAAATTAATTTAGATAATTATGCTGATGCTGTTGGAACAGGGAGAATAACATCTCCACTTGAGAGATTAGGTAGTATAAATGTTACTAATGGTGGATCTGGTTTTAGTCAATCTAGCCCACCAAATATTATTATTCGAGATAATGATGGAAATATTATACCAAAAGGTCCTCAAGGGATTGCTGCCGAGGCAAGCGCTAATGTAAGTGCGGCAGGAACAATAACATCTATTGATGTTGTTAATTCTGGTAGAAATTATCTATCGACTCAAAATATTGTTGTTGATATTGATGGAAATACATCATTAGCATCTGTTGTTATGGAACCAATTTACTTTACAGTTTCAGAAGCAACAGAGCAAACAACAACAGGAATTACTACGATTACTTTAAATGAATTTGTTCCATATCAATTAGAATTAGATGATCCAATTGAGATGAGAAGAATTAGTAGGATTCTTACTTCATCACATTCTTTTGAGTATATTGGTTCTGGAACGAGCATAAATACCTCGTTACCCTTTGAGGGTGCCGTTCCTATTAAAGCAAATGAAGTTGTTGCTACAGATGGAGCACAAATTCCATTTACTAGCACAGACCAAAAAGGTAACTTCGATATTGGGGATGGTATCCAAGTTGATCAAACTACATCTACTATACGAGGGAGAGATTTCAGTAGAGCAATTCAGGCAGAAGTCACACCATTAATATTAGCTTTGGGATAATATGGCAATAGCACCACTAAATAAATTTCGCACAATATCTGTTCCAGTTGCACCAGGAGTAAGCACTGTTTATACGGCTCCTACTGGAACTTCTGCTATTATTCTTTTTGCCACAGTTGCTAATGTGGGCATAGGAACTACTTATCCAAAAGTAACTTTTACACATCAAAGAACAAGTTTATCCACAAGAACAAAAGGCAATACAAGAAATCATAGAGTTATTAAAGAAGCGGAAATACCTCCAAATGATTCTTTAGTTGTTGTTGAGGGAAAACTTGTTCTAGAAAGAACAGCTCTTGTAGAGGATTCTATTGTAATATCTGGGATACAATCAGGAATTGTTGATATTTCAAATGTTGTATACACAGAAAGCACAGGATTAACCACAGTAACTGCTAATGGTCATAGCTTTTCTGTGGGTGATGAAATTACTATGAGTGGTATTGCATTTACTTGTAGTCCGGGCAGTTATGGTCTTACAACTACAATTTATCCAAAACCACAAAGAGGATTTACTGTAGATAATGTTATTGATGCAAATAATTTTGAAACAAACACTGGAATAGTTGTTGGTATAGCACATACATATGTGTCTAATACTGGACAAGTTGGTCCGTTACAGATGGAATTGGTAATGAGTATCTTGGAGAATAGCACGTCATAAGAAATGCCAAAGTATATAAGTGGTAGGAGTAAGTTAAGAGATCCCGGTAAATTAACTGCTGATAGGTATCGTTATCTTGGACTAGATCAGGCAGAGCCAAATCTTGGTAATCCTCCAGATGGAACACCACCTACTGGAGCAATTCCATCTGGAGAACGATATCAAATTGTTTCTATTGAGGGGCATCCCGGAGAAAGATATTGGATACCTGTTGAAGGTGGTATTATTCCTGGATCAATTACAATTTATGATGAAGGAACATTAGTTGGTGGTATTAATAGCACTACACAATTAAATTTTGTTGGTTCCGCTATTACTGCTACTTCTGTTAATACCTTTAAAGAAACTACTTTAACACTACGAGATTCTTTAACTTTTAGTTTTAGTGTGGGATTAGGAGTAACTCAAAAAAATTCGGATGCCTTTGGATATGTAAAAGAATCTACAACAAATGCTGGTGTCGTTACAATTACGAATGTAACAGGATCTTTTACCACAAATGCTGCTGATGAGTTGTTTCAAGATGCTGTTGGTATAGCAAGAACTCCATTATCAAAAAATGCAGTTATTAATGCCAGTGTAGCTTCTTCTATCACAGTATCTCCAGAGTTCTTTTCAACAAATGAGCAAGTTACTTTTAATGATAATGGAGAATTTAATGGTGCTGGTGGATTAGTTTATCGAAAAAATGGTGCTGGTGATGATACTAGTGTTGGATTGGCATCTGTTGGTATAGGAACAGATAATCCATACAGAACTCTTCATATTGGTGGTGATTTAAAATTAGATGGAACAATTTATGATAATGATAATGAACCAGGTGTTCAAAATAATATTTTAACAAAAGGAACAGATGGAGTTATATGGCAGAGACAGGAAGCAGTAATTACTGGTGCTGGTGGAACAATAGGGCAGGTTCAATATCATAATGATGCTGGAACTGTTGGTGGAGCAAGTAATTTTTATTTTGATGCTGATAATGATAGGGTAGGTATTGGTTCGACAATTCCAACTGTATTGCTTGATGTTCTTGGTAATAGTAAGCACACAGGAGTTTCTACTTTTAATAATGTTCTTTCTGTAGCAGCAGGTTCTACCTTTGTAATAGGTGATAATCCAGCACAGGTTGAAGATGAAGTAATTGGCGATGATTTAATTATTAAGACTGATGCTCCTAGATTATCATTACTTTCTGAAAGTAATGGTACTTCTGAAATTAAATTATTAGAAAATTTAAATACTGCTAAGTATGGTGGTTTCATAAAATATGATGGAGTAGATAATGTCATAGTTATAGGAGGTTATGATAATAACACTGATTATAAATTAATTGAAGCATATAGATTAAATGGTACAGGTAATTCTTTAAATTTTTATAATAATAATAATTTAAAGTTTGAGGTAAAGA